CTAGAAGTTCTGAACTAAACGGGTTGGTTCTATTAGGTTTTCCGGTATATGCGTATTGGTCAAATCCAGGATGATGCCTTGCTCTTGCACCGACAGGAATTATTGGAGCAGCCGGTGCACTAGGAGGAGTTTTAAGACTACGATCAGCTACAGCACCTCCAATTCCTGTACCGGTAAAGAAAGGTATATTAGACTCGCTGAACTCATCTACGTTTGGTGTTGGCATCATAGATAATAAACTGCGACCCACGTTTCGAGTTCTATCAACTAACTCTGCACCTCCAGCAAGATTCTTTTCAAGAACCGGGAAATTTCGTTCCATAAAACCTGTATTGAACTCTTCCACAGCGGTTGTACCACTTAATCTAGGATCGTCTGCCCTACCTATTGTTGTAGATGGATCAAGACGTGAGCCTAGTCCTTGAACAGTGCTAGTCCCAGCACCTAGAGTCAAGGCTTCCTTTGCTGCAATCATAGCCGCTTGTCGTTCCTTTAATCTTTTACGTTCAAGAAAGGCTCTCATTGCAGCCTCCCTAGAACCTCCCATGTTCATTAGATTCCTAGATTGGTATCTATTATCAAATGGTCCTGCCATATTATTCTCCTAAAATCCTAAAGCGCCCATAAGAGGACCGCCCACTCCCATACCTATACCACCGGCTAATGCGCTAATCAAAGGGCTGGGGCCTGAGGGACCAGTAGCTGTAACATTACTACCATAGTCACCTGATATAGCGGCAAGGTAGTTCTGTAACCCGATGCTTGGCAACTGTGATTCGTACTCGTATCTAGCACTATCAATTCCTTTCTGTTCCATTGCTTGACGCTGCTGACCAACCTGACCCATAGCACCGTACATACTAAGAGGAGCAGACATGATAGTGGGATACTGCCCAAGATAGCCTTGTCCAATACCCGCGCCTGCGGCTCCCTGCCCAACGCCAAACTGTTGCGCTCCAAGACCCATCTGGGCTGCACCCATCCTTCTGTCTTGCGCTCTGTTGTAAGCATCAAACTCTGCTTTAGCAAGATTATCGCTTATATTCTGTTGTGCTGCTGCTACAGCATTCGCCTGTACAATATCGCCTCTAGTGCTTCCACCAGGCTGGTACTGTACGATCTGTGATCGTATACCGGGTAGAACTTCTCCGGTTAATTGACTCATTGCCTCGCTTCTATAAGCGTCAGCAAGAGGACCGAATGTAGATGCGTCTACTTCTCCGCTAAGTAGCCCTGCGTATTGAGGGTCGCTGAACGGAGTATATTCTGCATATTCTGATCCAGTCTTTGGACCTCGCATAGATGCGCCGTAATCCATTAAATCTCTACCGTACCCAAGGCCACCTAACTGTGTGGTTTCTGCTCCAGCCTGTAAGTTAGCAGGTCGTGGGCCACTTGCATAAGAGAGAGCAGATTTCTGTGCTTCTAAAGTAGCAGGATCAAATGGCGAGAGTCTGGTTCCAGAGTAATATGCTGGAGTCATCTTGCCTGTTGAGTATAAATCTTCCGCTCTTGCAAAACCTGTCTTTAGGTAATCTTTCTGTGCATCCCAAGGCTCTGTGCGAGTGGTCTGTGTTTGGCTTCCTCCTGACATATATTACTCCTTTCTTAGTTCAACGCCAACAAGTATCGGGCCACCGCCGGTGACACCTGTAGGCCAATATGGATAATAATCATAAGCATCTCTGTCTTCCGAATATCCCGTTCTAGCCCATTCATCTCTGCCGTAGGTGTACTTAGGATACACATACTTATATCCTTCTACTTCCGGCATTGGTAGACCTGCTCCAACTGCTCCTTCTGGCGTAACATCAGAAACCATAGGACCGCCAGGAGCGGACCAAGTGGGCGGAGTTATATCAGGTGTTGAGCCGGTTAATCCCGTAGGGTGAGTGTAGTCCAGAAAGCCATACTTTCCGAAAAGCCCAGACCTGGCTTGAGACTCAGGACTCCAAGGGCTGTAATCAGCCGCTAATAGTCCTGGTGCCAGTGGTTGTGATATAGGTATTACTGCCATTTGCTTTTAATATCCTTTGTTATTACTGAGTATTCATTATCCCAGTTAAGTTTTTTAGCTAGACCTTTTCTTGTCCATGCTTCTATAGAAGAACATCCGTATCTAACACCAAATCCTTCAATGATATCTGTAAAATCCTTCCACATCTCATAATCGTGACCGCTTTTAGTTGCAAAAGTAATTATTCGTAATACTTTCTTTCTTGGATACGTTATAATTTCAGTTACACCGGCACAAAATATCTCACCATCATTCATTCCTACCCATAAAGTTTCTTTTTCTTCAAGAATTAGATCAAGAATGTCAGAAGGTAGCATCTCTCCTTCAGCATGGGCTAAAGCCTTTTCCAGTAAAGGTTTAACCTCTTCCCAGACATGCTCTATGTCGCTAGGATTAACAATTAATAAATTAGGTTTACCTTTATTAATCAACTTAGAAGTAGATGTTAAAACTTTGTCCATGATGTCCCGTCAAATAAGTATACACCTTCACCACTCCCTGGATTCCAATCAGTACCATCAGCATATCTAATATCACCGGCTCTTGGCCTTGATGGTTCAGCATGGATTCTTTCCAGCCTAAATGTTGCTTGGTTGTACAGTATGCTTCCAAGTCTTTTAAGCTCAGTTACAAGGTAAATCCCTAAATCATCTACCTCTTCAGGCAATGGTCCTGGTTCATATAAGGTTACACTCTTCTGAACTCTGTCAGTGTATGTTGCCATTAGTAAGACCTTGAGCCACGCTGCCCTACCTCCTGTACGTCAATAGCATAACCGTCTAGCTCCCAATCCATATCTGTAGTGGACTCAAATTTAATAGCATAGAACTTTCCAGTTCCTCTTACAGAAACTTTAGACTGAGTATTAGGATTAAAGGTAGTTGGAGCACCCCAAGTAATACCTTCCTCAGTTGACATAGATGTTCCTAGATATATGTTTATAGAATTGTCACTGCTAACAGACATTTTAGGCCATATTGCGCTGATTCTTTTAACGCTTGAATGGTCTGGCTGTCCTTGAGAATTCATACTAAGACCGCTTCTCTCTATATAGGAAGTCATATAGGTTGTATCTTCCTTGTTTCCAGAGTTATCTCTATACAGTTTAGTATTGCCTGGATCAGCAAATAGTAAAACCTTGTCTTGGAGATCGTAACTCATTGTCCAAGGGCCAGTAATAGTTTCCCATGTTTCTGTAGTAGCAGCCCATGTAGTTGCTCTTATAGGATTACCTACATTACCATAACCCATATGAGCTAAATCTGGAATGTCTCTGATAGTGAAAGTATTTGTAATATAGTTCCATACAACAGCCTTGTTAGGCTCATTTGTTGGCGCACCGTCAGCGGTGAAACAAAACAGTATCTCTGTTCTACCGTAATCAGCAACCACAAAGCATTTGCCTGTTTGCGCTCCATCGATAGACTGAAACACATACTCCTTTAACTTCATAGGCAGAATAGGTTTTATTCTTTGCCCGTCATTAATATAGAAATTACCTTTCCCAAATATAGCATGACCGCCATCAAATTCTGCTACACAGTTTTTAGATATTGCTCCAATGGTGGGAGATAACTGCCTAAATGAAAATATAAATGGAGTGCCTATAAACGTCATAGAGTATACAGCGTCTTCCTTATAGATCATAAAGGAATCTCTTAACTGTAGACCGTCTAGGATATCTCCTTTTGTGTCAGCTAATTCAAATTCGCCAGCGTCTACCGTACTTGTAGTTTCATTCCAAGAAGTAGGAAGACTTTGTGTAGCTGCTTCTGTGCTCCATTTAACAACTCTAGGAAAGTTTACTCCATCTTGAGTAATGTTAAGAGCAACCAAGAAAGATCGAAAGGCCCTTAAAGACTTGCATAATGTAGAAATAATTACTTCAGCATTATCAGAGTGGGATGCGGCAGTAGTGCCACTGGCTCCTCTGGTACATCCTGTAAAAGTTGTGGTCGTTAGTCCTGTATAAGTAACCTTCTCACTTCCAATATTTATAGTTCCTGCGGTTGGGAAGTCAACCGTACTATCAACAGTGATGGTAGTTACTGAGGAATTTATCGCGCCATCTAGCAATGTAAGGCTAGGCCAGTTTGCAAGGTCTTGCATCTTCTGGCTAGATAATGGCTTACCGTCTGTTAATGCCCAGTATTGAGGCTTGTCATAGTTATTTGTCATAACTAATACGCCGCCAATAATAGTAGAGGTCCAGTTTTCGTCTGCTGTAGATGAATAATCACCGCCAGAGGCTCTTGTCAGGTCATACCATTTTGTGGTCCTTGATACTGTGGCTCCATCAGAGTGAGATGCCGCTGTTGTAGAGTCTGCTCCTCTTGTGCAACTGGTAAAGGTTGTGGATGTTTTACCTGTATAGGATATATTCTCTGTTCCTATGGTAATTGTTCCAATGTCTTCAAATCCTGTAGTGCTGTCTACGGTTACTGTAGTTACGCTTGCATTTATAAGTCCGTCTAAAGCTGTAGCAGAGTTTGTATTATCATAAGCGTATATCTTACTAAGCCCACCGACAACCCAGAACTCAGGAGTTCCTAAAGTAATCTGGGTAATAAAGTAGGGCGCTATAGGACACGTTGACATAACCTCTGAATAACCAGGACACTTTTTGATAGAGCCTTCTTCAGTCTTTACATTATTACCATCAGACCATACATTAGGAGGTAAGTTCCATGAACTCTTCTCTTTGACAATACCGACTTGCCCAACATTGTCAACACTGACTAATGCCATTAGATATATCTAACGTGGTAAGGATCAACCTCTGCATCAGGAGCCTCGGGCCAACCCCAAGTTGTTTTATCTACAGACCTATCAACCGTTTCAGTTTCTGGGCCAATGGTTTCCACGCCTTCATCGTTGTAGGTGGATACCTTTCTTTCTTCCTGTACCTCATGGTTCTGGAATGCTCTCACCGCATCTACGGAGGCAAAACTTTCAACCCCAGCCTCTAACGCATTGCCGTGTGCGCGAACCTCATTACGAAAGGTCTTCCAATCGTCCGACAATTCTGTGCCGCCGTCAGCCTCTCGTATCACTCTCCAATCAGACGAGGACAGAGTTGAACCAACATTGGCGCTGATCTTAGAGATCAACTGTTCCTTGAGTTGCTCTACATCCTTCTCTGTTGACTCATAGGAGATCACCCACTCACCGCCAGCGAAGGAGTAGGACTCCCTACCAGTGTTCCAGTAACGGCTGTCAGGAGCCTCTACACGCGCAGGAGCGATGCCTATAGACAACAGTTCTCTCTTTGTCCATGCCCTGAATATGTTTGCAGGGTGTTGGATGCCGTTTACGGTTAGCGCACGAGGCGTTTTAATTGTTCCAAAAGTTTCTGAGTACCACATAATTACCTCGCGTTAGATGTTTTGAATGGGCTGGATGCTACGGCATAGCCTATGTAGGATCGTCCAGATGTGTTTGTTGCGCCATCATTGCCACGGAACTTTAGACCGTTAGAAACGAAATCAACGATTCTGGACGCACTACTACTTTCCGCGGCTGATGTGTCTGCATAAAGAAAGTTATTCACTACGTTGTAAGTATTTCGTGCATCATCAAACATCACCCATTCCTGAGTGGCTGAACCCGAATAACACTTCAGTAATGTGAACGCTGGTTTGAACCCCAAATATACGAATGTTCCGTCTGCATTAGAATTCCCGTCCCACTCAAAGACCTTGCTGTAGCCTTCAACTGAATGGAAACAGTACATAATATATGTTTCACCAGACTCATTAATATTTGCATTTGTTTCAAAATCAACAACTGAAGCGGTTGAATGCGGATCATCATAAGCCGCAGGTGAAGGTGTTGCCACAGCGTTAGTAGAATTTAATTCTAATACCGTATTTCCAGTCCCCATTGGGGTGGCCGCAACAAACCAGTTTTTATTCGATGCTGTACTAGACCTCTTCTTGGTTATGATTAATTCTGGCGCTGAACTTAAACCATGCCCAACAGTAGCCGCCGATCCAGTTCCAGTGTAGGCTGCGATTGAAAAACCAGCCGTAGGATTCGCACTAACTGATGACGTTATAGACCCATCAGTATTGGATGCAGCAGTGCCTCCTGCTTTCCAGTTCCATGCCACCATGTTTCCTGTTCCATAATCCACTTGATCGCCAACAGTAAAACCATCTGCATTAAATGAGGTAACACCATTCGCATCAGTAGC